GTTTACTCAAGATTTTTGATGAGATCCTCGTCAATGCCATCGATCGCAACTCACTCCATCCTAAAAATGTAACGTCCATCTCCGTATCCGTAGATAAAGTATCCGGTTCCGTCACCATTGAAAACAATGGTCCACTGGGTGGAATCTCCGTTAAAATGCACGAAAAAGAAGGAATCTGGAACCCAGAACTCGTGTTCGGACACCTTCTCACGAGTACAAATTACGATGATAATCAAAAGAGGATTGTCGGAGGCAGAAATGGTTACGGAGCCAAGCTCACGAACATTTACTCTTCAGAGTTCTCAATCATCGTAAAAGACCACGAAACAAAACAGACGTACACACAAAAGTGGTCAGATAACATGTCAGTGTGTGAACCTCCAAAAATCAAAAAACATTCGGGTGCCACATCATCGGTGTCCGTAACATTTATCCCTGACTGGAAACGGTTTGGAATGACCAAGATGGATTTCAACATCTACAAAATCTTCGAAAAGCGTATTTGGGACGCTAATATCTGTACGACACCCAACTGCAAAGTCAAGTTCAACGGTGAAGCTCTCCCCAAACAAAGCTTTGAAGCCTACGCCAAGATGCATGAAGGTGTAGAGAATGTACACTGTGCGACAACCGATCGCTGGTCTGTCTGTATCGGTCCATCTGAAGATGGTATGCAACAGGTATCCTTTGTAAACGGTATCTGTACCAGTAAGGGTGGAACTCATGTCGATCACGCTGCCTCACTGGTCGCCGCGGGGATTATCGAAGAGATGGCAAAGAAAATTAAACTCAAGCCTCAACAGGTCAAAAACACTTTCTCTATATTTGTGAAGACAACCCTCGAGAACCCCACTTTCTCAAGTCAGGTCAAGTCTGAGTGTACACTCAAGGCACAAGACTTTGGCTCTAAGTTTGAGATGCCTAAAACCTTCGTAAAAAACGTTTTGAAGACGGGCGTTTCGGATGAACTCACAGCCTTATCAAAGTTTAAGGAAATGAAGGAACTCGCGAAAACCGATGGTGGGGCTCGCAAGAGTAAAATTACCGGCATTCCCAAACTCGACGACGCAAACAAGGCTGGTACGGTTCAATCTGGAAAGTGTACACTCATAGTCACAGAGGGCGACTCAGCAAAGACTCTAGCAGTTGCGGGTCTCTCTGTGGTTGGTCGTGATCACTACGGAGTATTCCCACTTCGTGGAAAGTGTAAGAATGTCCGAGATGCCTCCGTCGCGCAGTTGACTTCTAATCAGGAATTCAATGACCTGAAGAAGATCCTTGGTCTCCAGCAAGGCAAGGAATACACTGATGTTTCTGAGCTTCGATACGGACGTTTAATGATCATGACTGACGCGGATAATGATGGCTCGCATATCAAGGGTCTAATTCTCAATATGATTCACGCGTTTTGGCCCAGTCTCCTCAAGTTGGGGTTTGTTGTTTCAATGGTCACGCCGATCATTAAAGCCACAAAAGCTTCTCAGACCAAATCGTTCTACACAGATTCTTCATTCCGTACATGGTACGGGGATGGTCAGCCGGGTTGGCGGATCAAATACTATAAGGGTCTAGGTACCTCAACTTCTGCAGAGGCTCGAGAATATTTCAGAATTATCCAAGATCTCACCGTTAAATTTAACGTGGATGTGATGACGGATGATTCTGTGGTACTCGCGTTCGATAAAAAGAAGGCTGACGATCGTAAGACGTGGCTTCTTGAAAGTACAGCGAAAGAAGCGAAAGATCTTGAGGTACCTTATGGTAAGATAAAGCAGTTGGAAATTACAGACTTTATTCACAAGGATCTGGTAAACTTCTCATTGGCTGATTTGAAACGTTCTATCGCACACATGGCAGATGGACTCAAACCATCTCAACGAAAGGTTATGTATTCTTGTTTTCAAAAGAATTTGAAGGATGAAATGAAGGTTGCGCAACTCGCCGCTTACGTAGCTGAAAAGTCTGCTTACCATCACGGTGAAGTAAGTTTGGCCGACACCATTGTCAAACTGGCAAACGACTACACGGGCTCCAACAATATCAATCTCCTAGAGCCTTGTGGTCAGTTTGGGACACGACTTATGGGAGGCAAAGACGCATCTCAGACCCGTTATATCTTTACGAAGTTGTCGAAGGAAACTCGAAATATATTCGATCAAAAGGATGACGCGATACTCACATACCTTGACGATGACGGGCGTTCGATTGAGCCCGAGCATTATATGCCTGTTCTACCTATGATACTTGTTAATGGAACTGAAGGAATTGGAACGGGGTTTTCTTGCTACATACCACCGTTTAACCCAGAAGATATCAAGGCAAATATTTTGAATTTCACAAATGGTAGAGATATGAAAAAAATGAAACCCTGGTTTCGAGGGTTTCAGGGGTCTATCTTAGAACAGGATGATGATTCATGGATCGCGCAAGGTGTATGGAAAAGTATTGGGAGGACGGTCAAGGTAACAGATCTCCCCCCGGGTCGATGGACCCAAGATTATAAGGAACATCTCGATACCCTCGTTGAAAAGAAAATCATCAGTGGTTTCACAAATAACAGTACAACTGAGAATGTCGATTTTATCATACAAGATTATAACGGTAAAGACGCTGTTAAGGATCTCAAACTGCAAAAGACTATCAGATGCTCAAATATGCATTTGTTTCATCCCACAAAGGGTATCTGTAAATACGATTCACCTGAACAAATTTTGGTTGATTTTATTAAACTTCGTATGGAGTATTACAAGAAACGTAAGGCACATCTCATCGACACGACCAAGAAGAAGGCTGAACTCTGTTCTCATCGAGCGCGCTTTGTTAAGATGGTAATCGATGGTGATATAGTTGTATTTAAACGGAAAAAGCAAGATCTAGAAAATGAAATCAGTCGAGTGTTTCCGATGGTTGACAATTCGTACGATTACCTTTTACACATTAAGACCATCGAATACACGGAGGAGAGAGTGAAAGCGTTATTCGGTGAATGGAACAAACTCAGAGAAGAAGTTTGCTTAATTGAAGCTACTGGTTATTTTGAAATGTGGGAAACTGATATTAAAAAATTGTAGACAATAGATAAGTATGGACGTGCAGGGACCCGATCCAGGCGCCACCCTATCTCTCAATGCTATTGGGAAACAGGATACGTACCTACTAAATGATGATCCTAGATATTCACCTTTTAAATATTCATACGATAGACATTCAAATTTTACAAAGTTTCATAGATCGACTACCATTTCCAAACCTAACGACGCGCAAAGTAATTGGCCTTTCGGTGAATCTATAAAGGTCACGTTAAACCCTCGTAATATGGGAGATCTTTTGAGTAATATGTATATTTCTGTTAAATTTCCCGGATTAGCGAGTGGTAGTTTTTGGTTGGCAGATCAATTAGGGAGACATTTAATTAAATCTGTTGTAATGCGTGTAGACGAGTTGGAAGTCGAAACGTATTATGACGATTGGGGTATTATTTATGATCAGATGTATTTAGACGCATCTGAAAAACGTACAAAACGTTTTCTTATAAATAGAAATCTTGCCGAAGATACGTCCATATTAAACCATGACGCACTTGATCGGAAAGATTCGGATATATTAATTCCAATACCTTTATTTTTTTCTAGAAAATACGAAGGAGACGAATACGATTCTAACAAACCTAACAGACCATACTTTCCAACGTGTGCGGTACACAAACAAAAAATAGAGTTTGAAATAAAGTTTCGCCCAAAAACGTTTTTTACAAATTCTAGTCCAGATGATATAACACTGAATACTTTTGATCTTATAACTGAAGAAATGACCGTATCTGATGAAGAACGTATATTTTTATCAAAGCGAAAACAAATTTTCGTGACGGATATAGTCAAACGCCACCCCGTAGAAGAAACGGAAGTAGGTAGTAAAGTAGTCAGATTACAACTCGTTCCAAATATACCCGTGAAAACCTTATTCTGGTTTTTACGTGACAAAGACTACGAGAATGAAACAATATCTGGAGGTGGAACTCAACTGGCTGACCAGGCAGCCGCTAACATGCACAACAGGTACAATTTTTCTACGACCACTTTATTTAACGCAACCGGGATTCCCATAGATACACATAATTATCCTATCATCGATAGCGCTAAAATTTTCATTAACGGCGAAGATTTACCAAATTTACCAAATGTGGATCATACGTATTATAAATACGTTGTTCCTTATAATAATAGGTTGTCGCGAACGGAGAGAAATATATACACATATTCCTTCGCGATGAATCCGATTAATGTGGAGCCATCGGGAAGTTTGGATTTCAGTCAGTTAAAGTCGGAAAGAACGGTACTAGAGATTAATTTAAAAACGGGGTTAACTAAGACTTACGTCGTCAATTTATATTACGTTGGGTATCAAACGTATACATTCGAAGGTGGATTTATGTCGCTTGCTTATTAGATAGTATATGTTTATGATCTCGTATATACTCCACAATATTATTCTTAATACACCACCGGATAAAATTCAGCTGTGCTACAGTCGTATGAATTTTATCATGTGATTCGGGAACGGTATAAATAATTTTTTGAGATCTACAAAATGGATCAAAAAGTTTTTTACTATACCCATCTAAACTAGACTTATAGGCACAATGGACACTAAATAGTTTACCATCATTCGTAGTATATGATAAGTTATTCCTTTTAGAATAATTTGTTATGAACCATTCCAAATTTCGAAGTGATATGCCACCACTCTTATCTAGTAATTCTTTTAGTGTACTTCTATTTTCAGAATTTGTGTAAAATGTATTTATAGAATTTAATAATATATCTGATTTATTCATTTATATTAAGAGGGTTCCTCTTTCTAAGCCTCTTTTCTTGTTCCTCTCTACAATATAAACATTCTGGATTATTTTCCCAAAGTTCACATATACAACTCGTATTAGGTTGCATATTTATCTGAATGGGTTCGGCAGGTTTAGTCTGTTTCTTATGCATTCCACAATAAAGTTCTCCATCCGGAACCTTTTTTGTACACAGTTCATTTGTACCCACACAAGTTCCTATACAATACCCATTTTCACCCAACAATCTATATCTACAAGTTCCGGGAGTTAGGCCTATTGGAAAAGTATCACACATTTTCTTAATGGTTCTCAATTCTGCACGATATTCGGCATCTTTTACCATGTCCTTGCATGCGGCGACTACCTTTTTTTCACCTACTTCCATATAATATCATGGATTCTTTTTTTTAAATATATCTGCGATGAGAACCTGTTTTTCAGCTTTTAAATTTTTCCTGATAACCTTCTTCTTTTCCTTCTCTCTGGATAATAACTCTCCAAATATCTCAGCTTTGGCGTCTTCGTACAGGGGTTCTAATAGATCACAAACCGGGTTTAAAAATTTATTTATGAAATAGTACGAATAATCTATAGGTAGTTTGTTTTCCTCCGCATATTTTGGATCTTCGGCTTTCTCAAAAGCTCTCGCTTTGGGATCACCCGTATCTAACAATACATACGGAACTCTATCACCTGAACGTGGTTCTGACCCGGGTCTTCTGTTTCGCATTTTTGTGACGACGCGTACATGCGCCATACTAACATCTTCACTTGTGTACGGAATATGATCTTTTTCAGTCTTAGTCACGGGAACATTAAATCCCTTCACCTTATACGTATCGGAAAGAGACTGGCTGAGAATAAGCTTTTCCATGGGAACGTTTCCTTCGAGGAGTTCGACGGCTCTCGTTCTCGCCAAGGCCTTGGGTCCAGAGGTGTCTGAACTCTCTAGAACTCCATCTAAAAGTTCTTTACACACTTCTCTCATGTGTGGCGTATTATCTCGACGCACGAGCTGAAGCCCTTTTACATCGATATAATCCATGTTCATGTTCCCATCTTTACCCTTCGTCCAAAGCTTCGCGGCATACCTTTTCTTACTATACAGGAAATACGGACAATAGACCTTCTCAAGCTCGAGGTTATTCGGAGCTTTGAATAGTTTCGTACATTCAGACGCAGCGCGCTCGCCGAGTTCCCAACTATATTCGATAGCTTCTTTACCTGTTTTACCTTGGACGTCAAACTCGATCATAACAGAATCCGTATCACCATAACGCACTTTAGATCCTGGGAAATGTTTTTCGACATATTCTTTAGTATCGTCGATCATTTTTCGACCTTTCATCGTCACGGTAGAAGCTATAGCAACACACGGAAGCATTCCACGAGAAGCTCCAGTAAAACCATACACGGAGTTCATACTGATTTTGTACGCCAACTGTTTACCATTATACATATGCTTAAGGTTTCCTGTAGATTGCGCCATATCCTTTTTAGCTTGCTTTCTGAAAGATTTAAGCTCTGAAAGAATAGTTGGAAGTACGCTGGGGATACCCTGAGCGAAGGTATGATTCCCGAAAGTTTCGTATTCAATCCCAGGTATGTTTTTATACTTAGGATCTAGTACTAATGATGAATAACATACATTGTGTGCCATCATAATAGAAGGATACAGACCTTCAAAATCCAAAGCGGTTATGGGTGTATAATACGCACCGGATTGCGCTTCCAGAACTGTTGCCCCTTCATAACCAGTCGTATCCGTATGCCCGTATTCAAAAGTTGGAACCTTGAATCCGAGCTCACGCGCCTTTTTAGTCAATTGACTGAATACCTTAATTTGTTGACCTCGTTCCACGAGATAATTCAATGGAACCCAAGTTGCTTTAGCCATCTCCAACAGATTAACAAAAGTACACAAACGTTGTATGAGTCTATGAGGCAGAAGAGTATCCTTGATACAATACTCCGCAACC